AAAAGATAAAAGAGTTGGTTTAGGAGTATCAAATATAGTATTAGAGTATTTAGAGTCTACAAATAGATTTAAATTTACAGAAGATAAAGAAGAAATAAAACAAAAAATGATTGCCCAACATATAGCCTCAGCTAAGGGTATATCAGAAAATAAAATAGAAGTTAAAGGAAACGTTATACTAGCAAAATATTTCGTTTACATAGAAGTTTATGATTTCAGTATAGGTGAAGATGAAGAAGTTTCAACTTCAGGGGCTGAAATAAGACAAAAAACAATATTAGGGTTGCAAGTAAGATTTGTGGATGCACAAAGCGGTGAAATAATTACTGGATCAGGATCTGGTGATGCGGTTACAGTGAAGAAAGCAAGCTTATTAGATGGACTCGACGATATAAAATTTAATCAATCAACAATCGGAGTATCTACCAAAAAGTCATTAGAAACTGCTTCTTCAAGAGTCGTAAGTAAAATGATTAAAAAGGGGATATTTCCGAACTAATGAAAAAATGGATCTCTTTATTTGTATTCTTTCTTTCCCTACAGGCTTCAGCTCAGTATACGTACACCTATACAGATCCCTGTACTTTAACTTCAAGGAGCGTATTCGTACCTGCTGGAGGTGGAGTAATGGTAAATTACTTTGATAATCACAACACATTTACTGCTAATGATTTCTCTTCAGGAGCATTTGATGCTTGGATAACTTTAGTATCTCAACAAAATTCAAACTCACCTTGCCAATCTGTAACTACTGCTATTGTAAACAGTATAACTAATGTAACAGTAGCTAATACCTTAACTGTAGTTACAAATGTAATATCAGTGACAAACGTAGCTCAATCTGTAGCAACCATAGGAGGATCTATGGGAAGCTCTATGACAGCTACAGCCGGAAGCGTAACAAACTCCTCACAAAGTGAAGGAGGTAGTACTAACCAAAATTCAAAAGATGACCAAAAATCAAATTCAAATACATCTACAGGAACGAATACAGGAACTGCTGGAACAAGCCCAACAGGTAACCAAAATCAAGGAGGCCAAACCAATCCTAACCCTTCTGGAGGAACACCTTCACAACCTTCAACAGGAACACCTCAACAAGGAGGAGAGACTACAAATCCAAATCAACCAACTTCAACAGGAAGTCCAACGTCTGAGTCATCTGTAGAAGGATCAAGTGGTAGCGGAAATAACTTAGCTAACTCTTTATCAAACTCAGTAGACGGAGGATCAGCTGATGGGGGAAGTTCATCAGGAGGTGGAGGCACATCAGGTGGAAGTAAAAAATCAAATTCAGCTGCTAAAAGTGTAGGGAGTTTAATTGCTTCAGGAGATGTGGTAGCTATTGCTAATACAGATCAAACTCAAAACTTTAGGTTTGTAGGAAGTATAACTCACGCTAATACTAGAGGAACTAGAATTAAAGGAGTATTATTTAATTACACTTCAGGTGTTAATAATCTTAATGTTACTTTTTATAAGTCTTGGATTAATAAATCTAAAAAATTAAATACAGTAGGTGCTCAATCCATTATGATGGATTTTGATAAAAACTTCTTTAGCACAACTACAGTATTAGAATCATATAAAGTAAGTAATAAACTAACAGGAATGTTTGGTGTTAATTTTACAGCAGGTAAAATGGGAGAAAGATCTTTATTAAATTTATCAGCTGTAGGTGGAGCGCATAGTAGTTTTAAAGTAAGTGATAGAGTTAGTACTAGCATACTTGTATTAGGAGTGTATTCTCCATTTACTCAGTTCTACGAAGGTAAATGGTGGGATGCTGGTGTAATAATAGTACCATTTAATTCATGGGATTTAAAAATAACTAAAACATTTAAGTTTAATGTAAGTTTTACAGGAGTATATGAAGCAGGTAACGAATTTTTAAATTATCAAATATTAACAGGTGGTAAATTAACATTTTAATTATGAAAAAATTAAATCAATTATTTGAAAGGTTTTATGATAAAGTCTCAAATTTCCTTTTTGGAAAGTAAAACAGTTTAATACTATGAAAAAATTATTTTTATTACTAGCGTTAGTATTTTTAACATCAGCTGATACAGCTACTAAAGAATGTTACAAAGTAACAAAAGTGTCTTCACAAGTTGAAGCACCAGAAATGAAAAAAGAAAGAGTAGTCTTTGGAATCAAACAAATGACAGAAGAAATTCTATCTGAAAAATATGATATATGTGAAGATGGAACCCCAGTTGAAGTAGAAGTACTATCAGTTGAAGCGCCTTCTACAAATACATCTTTAGGTCCATTCTCTAAAACTAAAAAAATTACTATTGTAAAATTAAGATTATTAATTGGTAAAGAAGAGTACTGGGGTCAAGGAGAAGCAAATACTACAGTTCAATCAACTTTTCTAGATTTAAACGATGATAATTTACCATTTAATAAAACATCCTTCTCTGGAGCCGTCAAGAAAGCTTTAGTAGAAGCCGTAGATGAAATGAAATCTTAATATTTATCAACAAATGTTATATAATTTGTTTTGAAAGTAGGTTACATAATTAATTAACTTAAAAACATATTTTATGGGATTTTTCAGTATTTTTAAAAAATCAAATGATTACAATGAAAAAGTTGTAATTGGATTCATGTCATTTATGGTAATGGTAATCGCCATTGCAGTAGACCTTGTAACAGGTTATTATGGTAAACCATTAGAATTAAACGAGTACATCTTTGACGCATTTATGTACATCACATTAGGATCATTCCTTCCAGATGTATTAGAAAAATTTGCAGCAATGAAGAATGGTAAAAAATCAAACGACGAATAATTATGAGCTTAAAAAGTTTACAAGCTAAAATAGGAGTAACAGCAGACGGAGCATTCGGTCCTGGTACTATGAAAAAAGCAATGGAGTTTTATAAACTAACACCAGTTAGAGCAGCTCATTTCTTTGCACAAACCGCACATGAAACAGGAGGTTACAAATTGTTTTCTGAAAACTTAAACTACTCAGCACAAGGATTACAAGGTATCTTTGGAAAATATTTTCCTGGTACTTTAGAAGAATCTTATGCTAGAAATCCTGAAAAAATCGCTAACAGAGTTTACGCATCTAGAATGGGTAACGGAGACGAAAAATCAGGAGATGGTTGGAAATTTAGAGGAAGAGGTGCTCTTCAATTAACTGGAAAAGATAATTATGCAGCATTTGCTAAATATTTACAAAAACCAGAAATTATGACTACTCCTGACTTAGTAGCTACAGAATATTCATTTGAATCAGCAATGTTCTTCTTTGATAAAAACAAATTATGGGAGATATGTGATAAAGGAATTAATGATGCAGCTATTTTAGCTCTTACGAAAAGAATTAACGGTGGTACTCATGGTTTAGCAGATAGAAACGAAAAAACTAAAAAGTATTACGAATACGTTAAATAGTTAAATATAAGATGAAAACTTCACTTTTAATTACATTATCATTGACAACAGCATGCGCATTTATAGGTTCATATTTTATGAATCTAACAGCAGATAACATCGAACAGTACCTATCAGTAGCATTTGTAGTATTTGCTGATGGGTTCTTCGGTGTGTGGGCAGGAGTTAAAAAAGAAGGATTCAAAACTTATAGAGCTTTAAAAGTATTAAGAACATTTGGATTCTGGGTAGTAATGCTATCAGCAATCCTAACAATAGAAAAAGGATTTACGGGAACATCGTGGTTAAGTGAGACAATTATAGCTCCATTCTTGGTATTCCAATTAATCTCTATTCTAAAAAATGCATCAATGGTAGGTGTAGTTAAAAATGAATTATTAACTCAAATCCTAGATAAGTTAGATAAACATAAGGGAGAAAGAGAATAAATCAATAAAAATAGAATAATACTAGGTTGGATAATCCCCAACCTTTTATTATCTTTACAAAAATTTAAAGTTATGAAACAATGAAACCAATATTTGTAATTCAAATGCCGCTAGGCACTCCTTCTGAGATTTTAGAAAAAGCATACGATCAAGTACATAGTAACGGTATGAGTGAAGATTATCACGTACTTCTTACTATAGGTAATGATTCAACAGCAACTTTTAAATGCTTTAATTCTTCATATACTGAAGAAGAATATGCTAGATTAGAACAATTAATAAACGAAATAAATAAAGATTATGTCTCTTAAAAGAATTGAAGATTATAGTAAAACACTTCCAGTTGTAGAACTTTATACAGCAGTACAATCAGAAGGAAGTAGAGCGGGTTATCCTACAGTAGTAATCAGAACAACAGGTTGTACTCATAGATGTTACTTTGGTGAAGGTGGATGGTGCGATTCTTGGTACACAAGTATTCATCCTGAAAAAGGACATATTACTTTTCAAGACATTATTAATATGTACGATGCAAATCCTCACATTACAGAGATGATGTTAACAGGAGGATCACCTACAATGCATCCAGCATTAGTAAATGAACTAACACATTTTGCACATGAAAGAAAAATCTTCATTACAATCGAAACTGAAGGCTCTCATTTTCTGGAGACTGACTATCCTATTAATTTACTTTCCATATCACCTAAGTTTAGTAACTCGGTTCCTAAAATTGGAGTACTTACACCTCAAGGAGCTGTTACGGATGAGAAAATGATTAAGCAACATAACAAATTAAGACTTAACTACGATGCTATGTCTAAAATGATTTCATATCATTCAGACTATCATTTAAAACCAGTATGGGATGGAGAGGATCAAGGAGCATTAGATGAAATTATGGGTTGTATTAAAGTATTAGATATACCGCAAGACAAAGTATGGTTCATGCCAGCTGGTGATTCAAGAGAGGCTTTATTTAAATCATATCCTAAAATGTTTGATTGGGTGAGAGATAACGGTTATAGATTAACCTGGAGACCTCACATCATTGCATTTGAAGACCAAAGAGAAGTATAATGACCTTTAGAGAAGCACATATAATAGAATTTGATCTTTTCAATTCCTTATGGTTTTTATATTGTAATGAAAAAATAGGTAGTTCCACAATAGAAAAATACATAGAAGGTTTGGATATTGAATTAGAGTTCATTACATTTAACGGGTATAAATTTACAAGTAAAGATAAAAAAACAACTTATTGTTATGGAAAACAAACGACGAAAGAGTCACACTGATCTAGAAGTAGTACAAGTAGGATTTGCTAATGGTGTTGCACCTGGTTTCCCTTTTACCGATCAAGAAAAGGAAAAAATGATCGATGATGCTGAACAAGCATATGGTTTATTTTTAGATGCCTTAAAATGTGATTGGAGAAATGATCCAAATTCAATGGAAACTCCACGACGTGTAGCTAAAGCTTACGTTCACGATTTATGGAAAGGTAGATATACCGCAATGTCTGAAATTACTTCATTTCCAAGTGATGGTTACGATGGTATCGTAATTGAAAGAAATATACCATTAACATCAATGTGCTCACACCACCATCAAACAATTGGAGGAGTAGTTCATATTGGTTATATTTCTGGAGAAAAGGGGCAAGTAATTGGTTTATCTAAATTAAATAGAATTGTTGAATTATTTGGTCGTAGAGGAGCTATTCAAGAACAATTAACATCAGCTATCCATAATGCTGTAGATAAAATTACAGAAGGTAATTTAGGTGTTATTGTAACTATAGTAGGTACTCATAATTGTGTATCTTGTAGAGGTGTTAAACATCAAGGTGCTGCTATGGTTACTACAAAAGCAAGTGGTGCTTTTAGAGATGATGCCAATAATGCTCGTAAAGAGTTCTTTGATTCATTAAAAATTAATAACGGAGGTCATAATATTTAATATGCTAAAAGTAGGAAATAAAATTTACTTAAGTTGGGACGATGTGTCCCAACTAGTAGATAAATTATGTGAAAAAATTATTACTGAACAACCTAATATTGATTCAATATTTGGTTTAAAACGTGGTGGACTTATACCTGCTGTGATGGTATCACATAAGTTAGGTTTACCGTGGTCTGACGTAATGTTACCTAATACTTTAGTAGTAGATGATATTGCTGATACTGGAGTAACATTAAAAAATTGCATTGGAGGTTATACAGCAGTATTACATTATAAACCTCATACTTCATGTCATATCCCTAATTTATGGGCATCTATACATGAAGGAGATGAATGGATTATTTATCCATGGGAACGAAAAGATTCACAAACAATTCAAGATTACAAAAATTTATAATAGTTATGATAACAGAACCAAGAGTACCTTTTATTGATGAGGTAGAAGAATTTAATGCCGTAATGGGCAAACCAAACAATTATGAACCAGTTATCCCTCAAAGAAAAGAATGGGAATTTGTATACAATTTCATCCTTGAAGAACTTGAAGAATATAGAGAAGCTTGCGAAAGAGGAGACATCGTTGAGGTTTTGGACGCTTTGTGTGATATTACTTATGTTGCCACTGGGAACGGTACTATGTTACATGGCCTTAAGGATAAGATATGGCCAGCCTATCAAGAGGTTCAAGCGTCAAATTTATCTAAAGCTTGCAAAACAGAAGAGGAAGCAATCTCAACTGTCGCTAAAAGAAGCATCGAACAAGGTGAAGAATGCCATTACGAAAAAGTTGGAGCGTATTACATCGTTTATAGAACAAGAGACAGAAAAGTAATGAAAAATGTAAATTACTTTAGACCTAATTTAAGACAATTCTTCACTGAAGAAGATATTTACCAAAACAAAATTTAACCAAATTATTAACATTAAAACAAATTATTATGAACGGAATTGATATTATCATCCTAATTATTGCTATTGTAGTTATAGCAGCGGTTGTAGGAGCCTTTGTTACAAGAGAACAAAAATCCTTAAAAGAAATGACTGAAAAGTACTATGTAAACGACAAACTAGAAGAATTACCAAAAGAAAAATTTCAACCTAGAAAAGTTACTGTTCAACCTGCTACACGTCAAATAAATGAAGTTGTTAAAGACGCAGTAGGTGTTACTGAACCTAAAAATAAAGTAGAAAAAAATAAAAAATCAGAATTTCCTATTGATCAACCAAAGAAAAAAAGAAAATATTATCCAAAGAAAAAATAATATAATATACCGTTAGTTATGTCTAAAAAAAAGGTTTCCGACGAAACTATATTTGTACAAATTGCATCATATAGAGATCCTGAATTATTACCTACTTTAGAAAGCTGTATATCTAATGCAAAATACCCTGAAAATTTACGTTTCTGTATTGCATGGCAACATTCTGAAGAAGATAAATGGGATACTTTAGACCAATAT